GGCTGTGTGAAATCACGGGCACCAGTGGTAGACGCACTACCAGGCATAGGCTGCTTAGCAGTTTGAGCCTTCTTCTTCCTTGCGACAATCTGCTGCTGCAAAGGTTGCGGCAGCTTCTTGCCTATAGGGATGAGATTCCGAGCGACACCAGCGCCCTTACCCACTGCTTGACCGACAACCTGCGCACCGGGAATAACATTACCGAGCACATTGCCAATCTTAGGGGCCCAGGTAGCAACTGTAGAAAGCGCATTTCGAAACCACTCACCAAGGGGATTTTCAGAAAGCATCACACCAGGAGGCATCTTCATCATGCAATGGGTATACAACTCCAAAGCAAGCGGGTCAGACGCAGATGACGGGGTAGCCAACACAACCAGATCGGGCTCATTAGGACCAGGCGATCTTTCAATTAACCATCTCACATTTACAGTGAGAGTGGTTTGATAGCTCAAGCCAGTATAATGGGTACCTGACAAATCAAATGGAGCATGAATGTCAACAGGTTTTTGGCCATTGATCCCGTCAAGAAAATTAGGCGTATAAACAGCACCAGTAGGAATAGGAGGGAGGGTATTATTGTACCCAATGTCAAACGGCGTGTAGTAATCAGGGATGAAGTCAGGATAAGTAAGCGGATTGTCAGCACTATTCTGGCGACAGACAGTATAACTGCCTTCACGCGCAGCCCAAGAGCGACTACCAAAAATCAACTGAGCATCACCCAAAGTTCCAGGAGGGAACCGATTCAACACACCGGGACAAGCAACAACGGAGGTAGGAGGACTAGCTCCACCTATAAGAGGGACATACAACTGAGTATCAGTGCGGTTAGAAGGGAGCCGAAAAGCGGTGACTTGACCTTGCTTATTTATATCAGCAGTAGTGTTCACCACCTCGAAACCCATAGCAATAACTCGCGCACTGCCTTTAATAAACTCAGAGACATCAAGGAATTGCGAAGTAACTGAGGCGCTAATTTGAGTATTTTGCGCATTAGGCCACAACACAGAACCCTGTGGTCCAGCATTCACCACCAAACCGCCAGCATTAAACGCATTGGCGGCGGTGGATCCAATGACCTTACCAAGATTATCAGTATTGTTCAAAATGCCATAGTCAACCGTCGCCATAGTAGGAAACAACACAATAGATGCATCCCAATTATTGGGGGAGGTGACAGTGGAAGGGACAGTGACCTGAAGCTGCTTTTTAATCAGCTGGACAACAGTTGCCGACGTATTAACGTCAGGATAGCCGGCCAGCGTGATATCAGTATCATGAAAAGGATCACAAGCAGCAATAAGCCACGCTCGTCCATCACTAGACAAACTCGAGTTGCGCTCAAGGGCAGACAAAATTCCATCAATAGATCGAGACTTAGACATATAATTTGTACCAAAAATTCGTTGAGGAGGGGGGGCACTCTTTAAAGCAGATTGTAGAGATCTCTTCACCACATAGGGACTGCTCAAGTGTCGGGCCAGGGAAAAAACTAACCCCGTTTCGAACGCATGACCGTTCCGCAAAGCCAGCATAAACTGGTCTGTAGGAATAGCCTTGAACACACCAGTCCATTCACTAGTCTGGATTCCTCCAGACTGCAAAAAGAAATGGTGCACAAGGTGGTACAAATAAGGGTACATAAGATCAAACTCGAGCCGGTAAGGCCACAAATTCAACATCAAACCAACGACCCGGCTAGCATTACGCTGCCAGTCAATTTCTCCGTTGGTCTTCTTGAGATAGTTGAAAGCGGACAAAATCTTACCAAGCCGCCCACAAGCCACATATATGTGACGTGAGCCATCACCCAGGGCACGAAGACGGAGGGTGTGCGAGAAAAATGTAAGCAACAAGGGACGGCGGGGAGTAAGGACGTCACTCTCTAAAAACATTCCACGCCGAGCAACCTCATGCGCCAGAGACACGATATCAAACCAAGATCTGTCAGTGGAGTAACCAAGATCATCACCACCGTTAATCTGCTTCAAATGCTCACGCATAGACGTTATAGACTCAGGCTCAGGGGCCAGATCCAAATAAGCAGAAGCAATGACACGATGGGTCATCAAGGTATTCACGACAGTAGTAAGATACCACCCGGAAGGATTGAATTCAAGTTGAAGAACACGGTCACCAACAATTACACGCGGACACATGGCAAGATTAAAAACCATGTCAACACCGCTATGATATTGAGTCGGAAGACCAATTTTCATGAAGTCACGCTCAACTTCCGAGTCTTTCCAAGAAGTATCGCACCCGGACTGATCAGCATCAAAACCAAAAGGCAGTTCATCAAGACTGCGAAGGAGACGCTCAAGACCTCTGCCAAAAATATTGGCACCAATAGCACTGGAGTGCCGATGGCAAGAGGAGGTCAACGAGTCACACGCCTTCTTAAACAGCATGGCACACGCCAAATGGTGATGAAAGGGAGCGGGGCAAAAAACACGAGGGTTCTTACCAGCAGGTAACAACTCATCCTTTATGGTTGCAATAAAAACTGACTCGGAGTACTCACCACGCACCAACGCGTGGGCACGTTCCGAGATCTCAGTAGAAAACTTATCCCAGGCCTCACGTTTGGTAGAACAACCAAGATTAACGTAAGGCCATCCAGGAGATTTTTTCCAATCAACGTATTTCAAACACTCATCCAGATCACTGAACCCACCTTCAACGAAGGGAGCAAACTCACGATTCAGAA